CCCTGGAATAAGAGACCACAGTATAAATACATTACCGCAGCCAATAGGTAAAAGCTAAAGGTTACCCAGCTAGCCCTTACCCTACAGCTTAGGCATTTTCCACTTACGCAGTAAAGCTGGTATAGCCCCGCTATCGGAGCTAGTAACTGCATTATAGGCGAGTAGCCTAACTCTAGGAAGGTAGCAATAGGATAGAGTATAACTAGCGCAGCGGCTAAGGTTATCTCTGTCGGCTGGCTGTCGCTGTACTGCCATATTTTACGTAAAGAGTCGTAGCGGAGGCTTAGCTCCGCTACGATCGTCTCTATCTTTTTTTTGAGGGTTAGCATAGCTTACAGTACTTCCTCCGGTGCCGGCGGGTTGCAATACTCCGCTTCGGGGTTAGCGATGCAGTACGCCTTTGCATATTCCGCAGCGTGTTTCGCTCCAAAGGTGTGCACCCCGATTGGTACGCACCAAATAATAGCACTATCCCAAGCCGCTAAAGGTTCGTTAGTCCAAAGCACATCAACGCTATATAATGGGCTTTGTACCTCACAAATTGGGTTGCCTTCTTCATCTTCTCCCCAAGTCTCGCAAAGGTTGCCTAATTCCACGACCATTACCACCGCATCGGTGTAGTGTTCGTTTCCTTCCTCATCGGTTGTGGTGATTCGGGCTTTTGCCGCTTCCCACTCTGTTGGGTTATGAAACCCGTATTTTCTAAACTTACTCATATCTTATGCAGTTAGTGCCGCCAATTCAGCGTTTGTTAGTCGTGTAGGAAAAAACAACATTTGTTTCAAATAAACTCTTGCGGCTCTTGTAGCGTCGGGGAGATATAGTGTACTATAAGCACTTGCATATTGAGAATCAGTTGTACTATAAACACTTGAACCATTTACATATATAACTAATCCACTTGTAGACCAAGCAATAGCCAATTTGTCCTCGCCATCTAAATCTTGAACAGCAGTTGAATTGTTTATATCTACTCGGTAATTAAAATTGCCGTCTTGCATTATCTCTATTTGCAGACTACTTGTCTCCCTCAATGTAAATGTTCCTACCGAAGTCCCCGTAGTATCAAAATACATATCCTTTAAGTGAGTAAACCAAGTACCTTCGTCTACACCTAAAAAGTCTTGCATATCGCTTCTTGTTCCCGCAGAATCTTTACTTCTTGAAGCAGATGTTCCCATAGTCGGTATATACGAAGTTGGATAGCTTCCCGCTTCCATTTGAATACCCCATACATAAACCGAACGATTTCCAAATTGAACATCTGGATATATTTGGTAGTAATTACTTGTTGCTCCATCAGTAGTGCCTTCAAACCATACACGATACCAGCCGTTTCCGTAGTTTTCAATTCCGTAATTATTACCTACCGCAGTATCGCTGAAATGTGTTACTTCTCCACTTGCCGCAACATCTAAAATCAAATTATCTCCCGTAACATTTGAACGCAATTGCACTCGTGTACCAACGCCATCCGATTTTACAAATGCAGAGAAAATATGATTACTTCCAAGAGTACCCAAGTTTTTTTGGATTCGGCTATTGCTAAATGACGAAGTTGTAATACCAGCATTTTGCACACCCTCTGGTGATGTCGTTTGGTTATCACTTACAACAATACCACTTTGTAAACTCCATCCATTTAGGTATTCGGTATTATCAATCAAATTCGTCCTACTCGGCTCCAATAAAAGAGACGGGCAAGAAGCACCCCCCGAATAATCCAATCTCGGTAGGTTGTCCGTAATGCCTTCGTAGACGGCTGCCGTTGTCGTTTCTATATAAGGTTGAGCGACTAACCCTTGATTCAACATTGCGTCTTGGATGTAGATGTTGCCGCTTGTTCCAGTTAGGTCTCCATCTCCATCTGCTGGAGCAATACGGACTTGGTTATATCCGCCACTACTTACAACACTACAACGATACCATCCGCCCCCTACACTTTCCGTAGTTGCTGATATATACGCTCCCCCAGCCGAAGTACCTAAAGAACCATCGGTCAAATTCAAATATACACTTGAATCATTAGAACCAACTGAGTCTCTCAAGGTAATCCAAGCCCAATTCAACGAACCCGCTTTAATATAAACGCTAAAAGTAGAAACTTCTGAACCCGAAACACTTTGCTCTAAAAGGCCAAAAGCATCTGTTTTTGTTAAAAGCCAAGCATCGCTTGAACCATCGTAACCCGATTGCCCGCTTGTCTCGGTGCTATTGCTATTACTCCAAGTAGTGCTAAAGGTATTAGATTGCAACAATTGGTTGCTTCTCTCCTTCTCAATCAATCCCGATGCATTCACACGGGTTGCCGTGTCCGTTCCTCTGCTAAAGGTGAAGTCCCCATCGCCATTACTTGGTTTGATAGAGTATAGTTTGCTTTCCTTCACTCCCGAAGGTATCATAACTAGGCTAGCGTCGTCAAAAAATGTTCCCATTTTTATATAATTTTATTTATTAGTTAAACGTCTAAAGCTGCTACAGCTTGCCTTAAACAAACAACCGCCTCGACTATACCGCCGTCGGCCTCTACCCTTGTTATATAGTCTTTTACTACGGGCCCAATACCACCCCCAAAAAAGCCTCTGCGTAGCAGGTAGAAATAAGTAGCTTTTTTCATTATTTTATTTTTATTAAAGTTGGACTAAATTATTTACTTCTCTTTCTTTTGTATTATATACCAGTTGGCCCCTGCGCCGGTATCATTCCCTAAAAGCGTAATACCGTCGTAGGATCTATCCATAGAGTAGGTAGCCTCGGCGTCTATACGCTCGCCGCTTTGGGGCGAGAGCGTTATAGTCTTATTCGCTGATATAGTGTCGTCCGTTTTAAAGCGCATTATTACCCCGGTTTCAGCACTAGGTAAAGTCAAAGTGTAAGTACCATTCCCCCCGCTATAGCTTATAAAGTTAAAATGGTTACTAGCGGTTAAAGTTGCGCTGCCCCCTGGGGTAGCGGAAATACTATTTATACTTACATTAACGCTAGAAGTAGTAGTAAAAGCCCCTACGCTCGTAGCAGCTAGCGTACTGTTACCCGTAACCCCTAGCGTACCGCCTATCGTTTGGTTACCGGTTACCTCGCTCGTAGTTACTGTAATGTCTACGCCGTTTATAACCTCGTCCGTTCCCTGCTGGCTGCTTATCCTTCCTACGAAGTCAGCACCCCCACCGCTACCTACTGGTACCGAAATAGTTATATCTGCTTCCGAGCTTTGTATTTTAAACCATTCGCTAGACCATTCGTCCATATTAGCGTTATAACTTCCGCTCATAGCAAGCCAATAGCTGCCGTCAAACTCATATCGTATACCAAAAGAATAAGGCCCTACGATCGTGCCGCTATACCTTTCTATAGGTTTCTTATGTAGGCTTAGTACTTCTTTAGTTAAAAGCTTTAATAAGCTTGTATAGCTACCGCTATTACCTCTGCGCCATTGCGTAGAAGGTACCCAGTCGCTACCGTCGTATACGTAAAAGCTGCCTTGCAGCCCTAAAGAATCGCTCACCCTTAGCTCGCCTAAATCTAGTATAAGGTTACTGTTTATTTTAGTGTCCGTATTCGTAGCGCTGTATACTGTAACCTCGCTGCTGGCTCCGTTATCATTTAAGTAAGTAGCGGTAACTTCTTTTACTTGGTTAGTCTCGTCAAAGTATACGGGGACCGTTTTTACTGTGTTGTTAAAGGCGTCGTATACTTGGTAGTAGTTTACGTCTAGCTCCGCTTCACCGTCTACCGGTAGAGGCGGAGTAACTAGGCTAAACCCGTTACTTATATAAGCACCGCTCGCCTCGTTTTTTGTTGTACCGGCGTCTACGTGGTAGTAGCTTGGTGTAGTGGTCCAGCTCGTAGCTCCGTATAAAGGACCAGCGCCAGGGCTCCAGTCTCTCTTAAGGTAGTAGAAGGTTCCAGGGTTTGCAGCATCTTCTATACGAAGCTCTAAGCGCCATACCGGGCGCCAAAAATCTAAGGCTACCGTACCCGCATTACCGTTATGCGTGAGCTGCCAAATAAGCAGGCCGGTTACTTGTATCTTACCGTTATTATCGTCTACTACAAAGCCGAGGTCTTGCCTTCCCGTTGCACCGGTGTAGGTTAGTCTATTAGCTAGGAGGTTGTTACTACGCTCCTGGTTAAAACCTACCTGCACCTTCTTAAGCGCTGGTAAAAAGTTAAACTGGTTACCCGCTAGACGTGCCCCTCCTCCGGTTGTACCGTCGAGGGTTACGTCGTCGCTAACTAAATTAGTAGCTATTTTTGTACCGGATTTATAGTAACTGCTTGAGTATCTAGTAGCTTCTTTCCGCTCCATATACTGCTCGAAATAGTACGCCCCGTCTTTTTGATAGAACCTAGCGCCAAAAGCTATACAAAGCTCTTTTAATATATCTAAATAGCTGGAGTAGGTTATAGTACCGTCTTCTTCTTTTTCGGAATACACTAAAGCACTAAAGCGCGTTAAAGTGGTTACGTCGGTAGTAGCGCTGTAGCTTTGTTGCGTGTCCCAAATATTTACTACCGTACTGTAATATGTGTCGGTAGCTGAATATAAAAAGCTTATGTCTATAGCGTTTACTGCGCTCTCTATAAAACTTTCTAGCGTTACGTTGCTTATGCTTTCGTAAGGCTTATTAGCTAAGTGGCCTATACCGTCTACAGCTGTAATACTAAAGACGTAGGGCTTATGCGTATCTTCTACCGTTACTAGGTCCTGCATTATAATACCGGCCCAGTAATTAGAATAAGTTAAAGTAACCCCTAATTCTAGTATAGCGTCTCTTAAACACTTCTCGGCCTCTATTGTGCCGCCGTCTGCTATAACCCTAGCTACGTAATCTATTACCTCTTGAATATCTGCCTTAACGATTTTTAGCGTAAAGCGTTCCTCCTGGTATTGCTTAAGATCAGTTATAAAGTTATCGAAAAAAGCATCTTCGTTATAAGCGCTTACCGTACAGTTAGAGCTTATAATAGGGCTTACTATATCGTCCGTTTCTCCGCTATAGTTTAAGCTAAACCCATCGCTAGCTACTACGAAGTCCTGCGCTGTACCGCCGTAGCTACTGTCGTAAATCTCTACCTTAAAAAGCTTATTTGTTGAGCTGTGAAATTCACTATATAACCTTAACCCCATATTTAAAATCCTCTATATCTGCTTCGTGTTCTTTGTGCTTTCTCTGTGCTTAAGAGGATGTCCTGGCCGCTTAGGCGTCCGTACACCTCTACAGCACCGCCAGCGCCTCCTGCTATTTCCGGAAGCTTGCTAAGTGGTATTACTGCCTCGCTCTCGCGGCCTTCGCCAATAAGGGCAAGGGTAGGCCCGGTAACTATACCACCTTCTGCTAGTGCAGGTACCCCTTCAGCAGCGGCTGACATTTTAGCGTTTATAGCTCCTGCTGCTGCTATAAGTGCAATACCCGCACCAATAGCTAGCGGGCCTCCTATAGGCCCCATAGATAAAGATACTTTTAAAGCTTCTGCCGCTATACCGTACTCTAAAAATAATACGCCTAATTGGTGAAATAAACTAGCTAGCTGACCTAGTGCAAAATTACCAAAGTCTTTAAAGCTTGCCTCTCCTGCTAAAATAGCTCCGCCTATTTCTGCCATACCTACCACGGTGTCGAATACCATAGCATTTATAACGCTATTTATACCTGCGCTTAGAGTCTCTGCTGCCTCTAACATCCGGTACAGCTTCTTAGTAGCTTCGTCGGTTTCTTGTACCATTGGCTGTAAGTCAATAGTATTTACAGCTAACTGTAGCTCTGCTATTTTAGGCGTTAAATTTACTAAAGCTTCTTGCTGTCTTTTTATTGCTCCGGTACTTCCCTCGGTTTTCTTTTTACCCTCTTCGGTTGTTTTATTATTCTCGCGCTGCGCGTCTTGAATTTTGTAAATACCCTCTCTAACTTTTTGGCGCTCTTCGCGAAGTTTATTAAGTTGTTTTACTAAATCCTTATAGCGTCTTGATTCTTCTACGTCGTAGAAAGGATTACTATAACCGTCTTTAAATTCCTTTATAGCTCTAAGCTGGTTACCGATAGAATTAGTAAGCAGGTCGAATCTGCCTTGTAGCTCCTCTAATCCTTTTTGCTGGTCTTCACTACCTACGGCTTTATCTACTGCCTCCTGGGTAAGGTCTACCTCTTTACGTAGTGCTAAATACAAAGCTACTACTCCGGCTATAGCTACACCTAAAGGCCCCATCGCGACCGTCAAAGATCCGAAGGCTAAAGTAAGAGAGCCTACAGCTGCAATAACTAAAGGCACCATAGCGAGTAAGCCCGCTAGTATAACCTTGTTATAAAGCTGGGCGTCGCTCATTCCGCTAATGGCTTTCGTAATCTTACCCATAGTTTCGGTAAGACCTTTAAGCACATTCTTAAATATCTCGTTTTCGGTAATGGCTTGGCCTAACTCAATTAAGGCGCCCTCCGTTGCACTTTGTAACTCCTTAAAGGCTCCGGCGGTGTTATCCATCATTTCCTCGGCCATAGCTGCCGCGGCGCCTTGTGCATTTTCGTAGCTAGTGGTAAGCTGGTCTACGGTACCCATCTGCTCAGTAAGCACTAATAAAGCACCCTTAGCCCGTTCGCCTACTAAGTCGTTAGCGTCTGCTAGGTTAATGTTTTGGCTAGCGAGCTCTCTAAAGGTTTGGCGCATTGGCTTACCTTCTTGGTGCAGCTCGCTAAGTATTTTCTTTAGAGCGGTTCCTGCTATAGAGCCCTTTATACCGTTGTTCGCTAAAGCTCCTAGCATTGCGCTAGCTTCCTCTATACTTACGCCGGTAGCCTTAGCAATAGGTGCCGCAGTCTTCATAGCCTCGGCGAAGCTCTCCATATCTAGGGAGCTAGTCGCGAAGCTCTTAGCCATTACGTCGGTAACTCTACCGGTCTCTTCAGCTGCTAGCCCGAAAGCTCGAAGCGAAGATCCCGCTACCTCAGCAGCGCGGCCAAGCTCAGCCCCTCCAGCTTGCGCTAGGTATAGGGTGCTCTCTGTAACCTTGTCTATTTCGCTAGCCGTAAAACCAAGCTTAGCGAACTCGGTTTGTAGACCTGCTACCTCGCTAGCTGTAAACGTAGTAGAAGCCCCTAGCTTTTTTGCTTGGGCCTCTAGTGCTTTAAATTCTTTGGTAGTGGCTCCCGATACGGCCTTTACCTTACTCATCTCGGCCTCAAAGCCGGAGAAGGTTTTAACGGAAATAGCACCTAAGCCAATAAGCGGAGCGGAAATACTACGGCTTAGGTTCATTCCTAAGCTTTTAGCTTGCGATCCAAAACGGCGCATTTTACTACCGGCTACTTTTAAGCCTCTAGTAAGTCCGCTAAGGTTTGCACCTATCGCAATGTTAGTACTTATGTTGCTCTTTTTTGCCATTTCGCTAGTATTGCTTTAGCTTCCGCTTTAGTTAGTTTTGGCCCTGCTTTTTGTGTATAGTCCCAGGGAAATTTATAGAGCTCCTTGGGTTTTACTCTTTTGCCTTTTGGTAGCTGGAGGTTTACTAGCGTTACCGTTTGGCTTCGCATTACCTCCCAAAGCTCGCGGCTTTCTGCTTCCCTCTTTTCACTAAAACCCGCTACAGCATTATTAAGGCTGCGCGGGGTAAGCTGTAAGTAATCGCTGTAATTATATCCCAGTAAGCCTAGGGCTATCTCTTCGCAGCGGTCAAAAGTAAGAGGGGCGTCGGGGCCCGACTGGCCCCTAGCCCCTTCTACTTTTTTGCAGGTGTAAAGCTTTCGGTAAAGATTGCTAGCACTTCTTCTAAAGCTCCGGGGCTATCGTCTAACCAGTCGGCTACCTCTTCCGTAGTAGCGTTAAACTTTTCGCCTTCTACTCTAGCACCTTGCTTAAGCCCTGCTCTAATAAGCTCTATAGCTTGGCTTAGTGTTAGGCTGTCTCCTATAGAGTCCAGCTGTGCTAGGGTATACCCGGTAGCGTCCGTAAATTGCATTAGCGCGGCGAAGCCGAACTTTACAGCTCTTTCTTCCCCTCCTATTTTAACTCTCTTTACCATTTGCTTTAAGTGTTTGTGTTATTCTATTATTACGCTACAGTAGAGTAGGTAATAGCTCCCGTAAGCTCGAAAGTAGCCGAGTACGTTACGTTATCTTCCATACCGCTAGAAACCTCTAAAGAAGTTACGTAAGCAGCAGCAGACCAGTAATGGTCTCCCGATACCTCGGTAGAAAATTTAACTGTAAGCTGTGAGCGACCGCTCCAAGCTGTCATAAGATCATCGACGCCGTAAGCTGCATCTTCAGCGTACAAAGCCGATACCGAAATAGTACCGCTCTTAGTAGCCTCTAATAAGTCGCGCGTTCCAGACGAGTCCTTCGAAGTTGCATCTCTCGTGTCCATCGACAAAGAAATAGAGCCCTCGGTAGCGTGCGCTATTAGAGTAGACCCTGCGTAAACCCCTAAAAGGGTTCCATTCATAATACCAGTAGTTGCCATTTTTAATCTAGATTATTTAGTTGTTCTTCAATTATTACGG